CGATATTTTAAATATAACTGAGCTACGTCAGCTGGATTCATATCGTTCAGTTTATCTAGGAGATCATCAGAATACTTTTCATTCTTTGACTCTTCCCATAACTTATCTAAGAACTCATAGTCTGGTTCTTCTTCTTTTGTTTCTTTAACTTCTTCTTTAGCTTCCGTTTTTTCTTCTTTAACTTCAGCTTTCTCTTCCTTAGGTTCTCCAAGTTTTGATTGAAGTTCAATGTAAGCCTTTTCAAGAGCTTCCGCATCTTCAAATTTACCTGCTAATTTTTTATCTTCCTGTTCTGCAAGAGCTTCACCTACTTTCAGGGAGTCTTGTTCTTCAGCTGATAGCTCACCTTCTTGAGCTTCGTTAGCATCATACGTTAGTGTTGCCATTGTGGGTGATTACTGTGAGATTTCCTAGACCAACTGTTGTGACCTCGTTAGTTCCGGGTGCTTTGATAGTTGGTTTACCGACTTTCATTTTCGGTTTGTATTTGTTTTCTGTCTTAGCCTCTTCGGGTGGCTTAACAACTTTACGTTTAGCCTTCCGTGGGCGGGACGGGTTGACCTTCTCCAACTGGTTGTCCTCCTATTGCTGGGTTTTTACTTGGGTCCATCATTGGTGATGCCATCTGAGCTTTCTGTAATTCAACTTGTTGTTCTTGTTGAACTGCTGCTTGTTGCTCACCTTGTACCTCCTGCATACCTCTTACAAGGTTAAGTATATCTATACCTTGTGCAGCTGCAAGACGTTTGATAACTTCCTCAGGGTTTATGTATTGCTGAGTAGCTTCTGGTCCCATTGTTTGTGAGATAGTTGTAAGGAATTGACCAAGACTCTCACGGTCTTGTCCCCTGCCTAGTGCGTTAACACCTGCCACAATGGTAGGCTTGACTATACCCTTAGGTATCTTAGGGATCTCCCCTGTTTTTTCAAACACACTTAGCTTTCTATTGAGATATGGCACAAGGAATTCTGTAGTTAACACACTGAAGAGTCCTCCGAGTTGTTGTTCCAGTTCCATCTGTGTCATCCGAACTTCCTCTGCTGTAGTACGTTCTGATTGACGTACTGATAGTATTAGGAATGCTTCAGACAATCTTTTTTCCAAGGTTTGTATCATCTGATATGCCGTAGCAAAGTCAGCCTGTTTACCTACCTGTACTACACCTATGTCATCAGGTCTACCCTGTACTATTGCACCGTTACCTGCAGCTGCGAGAGTCTGAGGTTTAGTTGTACTGGAAGGTGATACTACAAAGACAACCTTAGCTGCCGCTGCACTACCTTCAGTGATTGCTTGTGACAGAGCTTCAAGTGACTTAAGATCACCCATGAATTCTTCTACTCTACCACGTCCATACGGTTCACCATCTACTGTGTTAAATCGTAGAGGTAACCATGGTGTTGTTTCAAGTGGTGCTTTACTTACTGACTTAGGTATAATTTTATCATTAACTTCTTGATGCCAGAGGAATCTATTGTTATCTCTCCTAACGTGTGTGTATACATCAACGTCTTCGTTATCCTTTGCTACTTGCTCAGGTTGTTGAGATAACTCTTCTTCAAAATCTGGTAATAATTTTTTGCTAATTTTTTCTTTAGTGACAATTTCAATAACATTGCCATTCCCATCACGCTCTATTACATAACGATGTAGAGGAAAGAGTTTTAAACCATCCTTACCCATGAAGACTAACGCATTACCTGATACTACCAAGTGCTTAAGAGCTTGGTGTATAACAACACGGTCGTCTGATGCTGAGATAGAATCCATTATGGTATTCTCTATCTTAGCGAAGGATAAATCTAATTCAGATTTCATGTTAGGATCAACTTGCCCTAGCATTGAATCATTAATCTGAAGCTTAAAGAAGCTTGTGTTAACTGGTACTAATGCTAGTTGTAGTTTAGCTGCTAGAGTTACTACTCCTTTAGCTCCTACTGACTGCCACGGTGTAGCTAAATTCTTAGCACCGTAGTTGTATTCCTCTTCTCCACGAATTAAATAAGGGATAGTTAGTTTGGCTGCCTCTTCCGCTATGTTTAGAAACTGGGAACGTTCTGATGCTAAACTGTCATATCTTGTTCTAGCTGACATTATGATAAATTAAGTGATTGAGCTTTGCCTCTTTTATATTTAAACTGACTTGTTCCTTGAGCTTGTCCTGACTGAGATACTTTAGATCTCTTCATCCTAACACCTTGAGCACTTGTATCTGTAAGTCTACTCATTACATTAGGTTCTGCTACAGTACCAGCTTTAACTTTATTACCTTGTTCTGCTGTGAAAGCTTTTTGAGCGTCGCTATAGTCAGTTGAAGTGAATGTATCTGAAGCAACATTCTGGTTAATGTAATCTGTATTAACTTTATTAACTGGTAACGGATCAGGTTTACTAGGTTTACCCGGTATCAAAGGATTAAAAGGGTTGTCATATTCATTAGGTGTACGCTCAGAAGTAGGTAACCTACCAGCCCATTCACCTGCTTTCTTACTTGACCATTCACCTGCTTGTTTGCGTAAGTCATCTGATCTACCATGGTCACCAAAGTTTTTTTCCTGTTCAATTTTTAATGCACCCCATGTTTCTTTAGCTAAACGTTTACGGATATCATCAGGTGTTTCACCAGCATCTATAGTAGCTTGTACGTCTTGTAGACTTGCAAACCTACCCATGCCTGTAGCTTGTTCACCGTAATCATCAACATCATATTGATTATGAGCATCCATACGATCACCTCTATCTTGAAGGGTATTTTGTACGTCTTCTATAGACATCGTGCCTTCATTAACAGCTTTTGTCCACTTAGCTACTTGAGCACTATCCATGTCAGTGAATAAACCATCTGGCATTGTATCACGTTGAGCTTTGCTAGATGCTTGACCTAATGTTTCCCAACCTGCTTTTCGTATGGCAGTTTCAGCTGTGCCTTGGTCTTGGATGATACGTTCTACTTCATCTTCGTAACGAACACCACCCATACCTACACTATGCTTACCCCAACTTGCTGAGTCAGTGTAATCAACTCCTCCAGCTCTGGACTCTTTAAACGCTTCATCGTAACCTTCTTTACCAGTGTGACCCATCCAATAAGCAAGTCCTTCATCATCAATATCTCTGCCGTATTCATCAGCATATTTATCTCTGATTTGTGCTTCTTCAGAATCACGGAATGATTCAGCAGCAGACTTTATTGTTTGTCTACCTGCAGCTATCTCTCCTTTCCACCAATCCATACCACCTTGATCACCTTCTCTACCAAAACCTTGTGTATATAAATCCTCAATAGTTGCGTCACCACTTTCAGCTATAGCATCTAAATAACTACGTCCAACTGACTTATTAGTATCCTCACCCCAAGATGCATCACGATCTATATGAGATGTTCTAAGTGAAGATGCACCTTGTAATGCATCTCTAACTGCAGTAGATCCACCACCTTTAGCAGCAGTCATTTGATCGTTAAAGAATCTACCAGTTTCACTTGTTGGATCTAGAATTTGTGCTCTTGTTACACCTTTCTGTTCTAGTACACCAATCATTCCTTCTCTAACTGAAGCTACAGCTGTTGCTCTTTCTTCATCTGATAGATTAGGATCGCTTAAGTCGTGGAAATTACCAGTCTTGGTTGAGTCGTAACCATCGTACCAACCGTTAGCTCCAGCCCATGTCTTACTCCAATCTGTTGTCATGATGATACCTCACTAGCTGTTGTTTTCCAGTTCTTTATATTAGCTGGTAACTTTGCAGTAGATTTCCTAATAGTTATATTAGGTTTCTCTATAGGATCAGGATCATCCATCAAACTATCAGTAACATTACCTTCCATGAAATAAGTAGGAGAATAGAAATGACGTGCATCAACATTCTCTTCTGTCTTATTACCTGTAATAGTCATACGACTAGGTGCTGGTGGTGGTGTGTGTACCATAGTATCTTTCACTTCACCTGTTATAGGATCATGTGTAGTTCTAGTACCAGTCTCTTCATTAAACTGTTCGAATGGTTTGTACTTTCTTATCATCACCTGTTGTTGATGCTGGAAGCCACGTGTATTTTTCCCTTCAGGGTAACGTTTGTTTGAAACACGACCAGCTCTTACTTGCTTCTCTTGGTAAGCTTCTGTTTCTTTTTCAGCCCACTCACCATCTTTACCTAACCGCCTCGCTTCATCATAAGCATCTTGTGCCCAGCTTTGGATCTCTGCAGAAGCTGATCTTACTTGTCTAGCAGTATCAAAATCAGAACCCGGACCCATAAACATATCATAATCTTGTTCTATAACATCATCAATAGCTGCACGATACAACTCATCATGAGTATAATTCTCCCAGTCCATTGGGTATTCACGGACTTGATAAGTAGTTGTAACTTCACCACCTTCTGATCCTTCGTCAAGGAAGGTACCACGTATTTTGTCTGAGTATTTATATGGATTCGTCAGTGATCCCCAGTCATAAGCTTCTTTATCACCTGCAATCTTAGCAGCACCAGCTCCTTTACTTAATCCTTCCGACTTTTTGTTCCAGCTTTTACCGTCACCAGAATATTCAGTGATGGTGTTACCATCTTTTTCATACTCTCTTTTCATTACAATATTTTTACCTACAGTATACCTTCTAATATCACCACCTGTTAGGTTATGAAACAGTGCTTGTGTATTCCAAGTCTTTGCTGTATCATATGTAATACCACGTTCTAAATCTAGACCCCACTCTTCATCATTTAATGCTAGTTGATGCCCTGAATCATACCAAGTATCATACTGTTGTAGTACTGAAAACTTTTGTTCTTCTGATAAGCCAGCTACGTCTTTACCTTTATCATCTGTTGTGCCTGACCAAACATCTGAACGGAAAGCATATTTACCTTTATGTCTCCAGTCTAAACCAGCTTTTGTTAGCTCCATTCTTAGAGCTTGTTTATCTGCTTCGGTATTTCGTGTCCAATTAATATCTTCACTTGGAATCCATCTTCCCATTTCATCATAAGCCATCGCTTCTTACCTCTTCCATTCGATGGACAATCCACTCAACCACAGAGCGTTGTCCAGATCTGTACATAATTTTTTGCATTGAATCCTCTGGGTTTGGTGTGATTGGTGGAAAGTTCTCCTCTAATTCTTCGAGGATGTAGTTCATGTTGGGACCAGTAATGGCCTCAAGCATATTGTGGGAGGTTGACATTGTTGTGTTCGAAAAAGGCAGGCATTCTGGATGCTTTGGTGGCAGAAAGTTCTGGAGCCTTGCCTTCATACATTAAGCGATCGCTTGTATCTAGCCAGAATTTTTTGTCTAAATATTTGTCGGTAGTATTTATACCTAGTGGCTCTAGTACCCAGTTAATGGTGGCCTTCCTAAGTTTATCCAAAGATTGACTAGGAGAAAAGCCCAACTCGTGACATACAAGGCTATTAGCGGCCACGTGTATTTGTTCGTCTCTGGAAATATCAGCTGATACCGTTCTGAGACCAGCATCACCAGAAAAGCGAAAGAAAGGCAATAAAACAAAGAATATAGCACGTTCAGCTACTAATGCTTTACAAATGGTGTGATCGGGGTGTGCTTCCCAAGCTGCACGCAGCCTAAGAGCTTCTGCTTCTGATTTAGGATCTACCCCAAGAGCTTTCGCTACATATCCTAATGCAAGGTCATGATTCTCTTCGTCTTTTACGTTGGATCTAAGTAGATCCCGTGAGAGCTCAGGTACCTCACTAAGTGCATCCTCAATGAATTCACCAACTGGTAACTCCAAATGGCGTAAAGCGAGAGCACGGTAAATCGTTTCTTCTGCTCCATGTTTTAATTCTCCAGCAGTAGTTTGTACGGGTGACCAAGTCCGTTTACGGTCTAATAGTTTTTGGTATGGATGTTTCCTCATCATTCTTGGCAGTCACATTGTGGTTCTGGTTCATCTAATAACTGCTGCAAGTAACTATCAACGTCTTCTTTATCCAGTGCAGCGTATGCATCTGTCTTATCTTGTACGTCTCCCATCACTTGAAGCGAGTAATATAAGGAGGTTTGGGGTGAATCTAACCACTCTTCGACAAACTGTTCGTTGTATTCTACAACATCACTCCAAGAGTTAAAGCTGTAGCCATGAAGAAGTCCTGTACTTTGGTAGAGCTTGAGAAATTCGTCGGCAACCTTTTTATAGGCATCCCAACCAACTTCAGAGGCGATCTCTACATCACCGTATTCGTATGTTTCTACTCCAAATGTAGCACTATCTCTATCGACAGTACGACTAATTGGAGGAGCTATTTCTGGTGTGCAAGTGTATCCGTCCAGATCCTTGCTGCGATAACTGCAACTTGCAGTAGGTGCTATAGCAAACGCACGCACCATTTTATGAGAGTGAGCTACTTGTGTAGCCATGTTGATCCCATGTCTGATGTTATCAGCTAAGATCCAAGCTTTTGTATGCTTGACCTTACCTGTATTGACTTGCTCTAATGCATCGCCAAATTCAGCATAGGTTATCTTGTATCTTTTTAATAAGTTAGCTAGTCCTAAGACACCAAGGCCAACTTGTCTATCTTGTTTAGGGTTTAAGTATTCCCCAGACATTGCAACCCCTGTTCTTGCATGGAGACTGCACAGTTCTGACATACCGTTAAAGTAAGCAGTGGAGATATCTTCAATGTTACATGCTCCGAGGTTGACGTGTTCCAAAAGGCAGGTTCCACGTGAGAACAACCTAACTTCAAGACAGACGTTTCCGTAGATTCTATTTTTGTCATTGTCAAATGCTATTTTGGTAAGCCAAATGTCTCCACTTTTAATTCCGTAGAGGATAGCGGATTTAGTTTCTTGAGTTGCTGCTCTCCACTTTTCTTCATCAAGGTTGACGCACCTTTTGATCCAAGGGAGTTCAGATCTGGGAGTTTGCACGAACTCAATAATATCGGCGTGGTCAATATCAAGGTGAGCGACAACAGCCCCGTTCTTGTAAATCCCGCCTCTTCTAAGTGTTTCATTTAAAGTTGAGTAAATTTTTGCGAATGATACTGGTCCAGAGGCAGTTAACCCCTTACCATTTTCAGAGCCTTTAGCTCTTATGTTACTTAAGTGTACGGCACACCCTGCACCAAAGCGTAAAGCATGAGAAACAAATCTCCAGCTTGCTTCGATACCGTCCTTACCCTCCATGGAGTCCTGAACGACGTAAACCGTGCATGACACGGGAAGTCGTGATTCTGGGTTATCCAACCATGATTGGACCCGACCAGTGCGGGAGATAAGTTCTGCGGTCATTAAACTAAATCAGTTAAATTAGGTGGTTTGTAATTTGGTCCTTTTAATACTTTGCCGTCATCTCTATAAATGGGGTGACCATCTTCATCAAGTTTCGACATATTGCTTTCGTGTACTCTATCTAAGGCTTCATCAAGAGGCCATCTCATATTCTCAGCGTACTGATAGCATACATATACTAAATCAGCTAATTCTTTCAATGCTTCTGCTGGGAATACTGGGTTATTACGAAATAACATTCCTTCAGATTCAAGAAACTCTTTAAATTCCTCAACTATCAGATTCTTCTGCTTGTTTCTGGATGGGAGGCTTGGGCTGTTGTCGATCCCATACGTGGATCGAAATTCCTTCGCTTGTTCTGATAGGAACGTGTTCTTCATGTTTGGGCCATTTTGCGAGTAGGTTTGTTACACAGTTTGATAATACATAGCACTGCTCTTGCAATGCCATGAGTAAAATAATTATATCTTCTCTAGTTGTTTCTGGTTTCTTTAGAGCATCATGTATCTGTCTTAGCTTTAGATCCTGTTCCATCGTCAATTCTGTAATCGGCGGTGGGGGTCCAGAGTTTCGGTTCTTTTTTGTCGAAGTCATAGTCATCTACTGTAAGGATACGTGCCAGTCTAGCATTCATTAATGCCGTCTCTTCATCCAACCCTT